CACTGATAGAACTTTTGCACTTGCTCCAAAAAATAGATTTTTATATCATGTTGTGTTTGAAATCAATCCACTTGCAACAGGAGTATCTATAAATTCCACAGAAAAACTTGAACTAGGAATGTTAGTTAAAAGATGTGATTTGCCGTCTTACAGTTTTAATGTAGAACAAAAAAATCAGTACAATTATAAAAATTATGTACAGACAGGCATAACTTACCAACCAGTCTCAGTTGTGTTGCATGACGACATGGCCGACACCGCAACTGCATTTTGGAGATCCTATTATCAACATTATATTGTTGATACAAACAGACAGGAGGGTTCATATAAAGCGGCAACATTTGGAAACACTAATACAAGGTATGATCGTTTTGGACTTGACACTGGCAACAATGAAAGATTTTTCACATCAATATCTATTTTCCAGTTAAGTAGAGGATTATTTACAGAATACAAAATGATGAATCCTGTGGTTAATGATTGGAACAATGGCTCAATGGATCAGACTGATGGAGCTGGCATCAACGAACATTCCTTTTCAATATCATATTCTGGCGTGAAGTTGAGGAACGGTGAAATAGGTGTCGACCCACAAGGGTTTGCAACTTTCCATTATGACAATACTCCATCACCAAATGCCACTGGAGGAGATTCTATATTTGGAGTACTTGGTGGAATATCTAATACAGTTAGTTTATTAAGTCGAGGAAATATCCTTGGTGCTGGACTTTCAGCACTAACCACATACGAAAAAATAAAATCAGGTAAAGCTCTTAGAGGTTCAAGAGAAGAAATTATAGGAGTTGTAAAGGATGCAGTAAGAGCTGGAACAAACAACCTTGGCGCGGCATCTAAACCAGGTGTCAGTTTCCCAAAAAATTTAAAAAATAAAAACACAGAAAATAAAATTGTTGACAAAAGACTAACAATAAAACCAAATGACAAAGATAAAATTGCATTAAACAGCAAACAAATCAAGTTTTATTTGGATTCAAACTATGATGCAAAATTAAAATTTGCAAAGTTTGTAGGTTATAGAATAGACTCTAGCATCGATTTGAATTCAGTTGATAGTGCTTGGAATAATCTTACAGAGACTGAACAAAACTCTTACATTAACAATGCAACTTCGGTAGCATCTAAACTTATTACAGAGGACAAAATTGTATATGAAGTTACAGGACAAGAGTATGCAAAGTTTTTGGAGTCTCCATTAGCAACTGAAACTGTTGCGACTGTTAATGTAAACAATGCCGCTAGCGGACAAGGCACATCAGCAGGCACCACAACAGGATCAGGAGGATATTATATTGGTTAGTGCATATGGAGGTTCTGGTAGCAGTGGCGCAGGTACAAGGACCTCAAGCACTTCTGCAAACGGATCTACACAAACTCCTTTATCGAACATAGGTGTATCATCTGCAAAAGGGAATCAATCAATTGTTGAATTTTTAAGTGGCATCGAAGAACAACGTGTCGAACTAAACGGTGCAGAATATGATGCCACCGTTGCTTTTTTTACATCAAGAGATTACGACGAACAATCTGCACAAAGTTTAGCCTATGTTTTAATGAAACAAGCCAAGGCAGATAATGTGGATGTATTCACAGTGCTTGATACTCTTAAGCCTTCAGATCCAGTCCAACTATCACAACTTGTGACCGAAGTGCTGAACGCATATAGATACAAAACTTCTGTGTTAGGATATAAGAATGATAGAACTGCCCAAAGTCATGTATCAAGAAACATTAAGGCATAATGAATAAATGGGCTTCAGGATTATTCAAGCCAAAAAATACTGGCAAGTACATTGGCAAAAAAACACCAAGATATAGATCATCTTGGGAATTTGCCTTCATGAGATTCTGTGACAACAATCCATCAATAACCCAATGGGCATCTGAATCAATACAGATTCCATATAGGCATCCACTCACAGGAAAAAATACAATATATGTTCCTGACTTTTTTATCGTGTACAACGACAAAAAACAAAAACGTGTTGCTGAACTAATAGAAGTCAAACCAAACAATCAAGCTAAATTTGAATCAGTTGGAAAAAATGCACAAAATAGAGCCGCACTTGTGGTAAACAGAGCAAAATGGGAAGCGGCCAACAAATGGGCCAAACACAAAGGCATTCGCTTTAGAGTGTTGACTGAGTCAGACATCTTTAAATAATAGCATGTCCAAAGATGAAATAGTTGTTGACACACGTGAATTGTATGAAGCAATGATCAAAGCAGTTAAATTGAAAGGACTGGGAAGACTTGCACGTAAACAAAAACATGTTGCTAAACGTAAGGGAAAATTTGACAAGAGGACAGGACGTCCAGGTAAATCCAAATGACTAAAAAACTAGAAGAATTGTTCAATTTGGAAAAACCTGAGGAAACTGCTGAAACACTAAAACATAAATTAGAGACAGAACAAAATGACAAAGATGATGCACAAGCAAATGCATTGATACAAGAAAAAATTGGACTGGATAAGATTGATGCCGCACTGCCCCAAGTGGATGGACTTGAAGATGATAAGGAAATAGATCAATACTCTAACGAATCCTTCCAAGCTTACAAAGATCTAATGGATCTTGGCATGAACATAGAGCCTAGATTTGCGGGAAGAATTATGGAAGTTGCTTCTTCAATGATGAACAATGCCATTAATGCAAAAAACGTTAAAGTTGACAAAAAACTTAAAATGATTGAATTACAACTTAAAAAGTTGAAATTAGACCAAAATCAAGGTGATGATGATGCCGTAACAGGCACTGGCACAGTGATCGCAGATAGAAATGAACTGATAAAACAAATACTTGCATCTAAGGACAAAGATAAATAATACACAATGAAAACATTCAAAGAATATCTTGCAGAAGCAGTAAAGACATACCAAGCACGAATTAAGATTGCTGGAGAATTACCTGAAAATTTTGAAACAAAACTTAAAAATTACATGACCAAATATGAAACATTGGAGTTTAAAAAAACTGCATCTACCCCTGTGCAGGAACATCCACATGAATTTACCAGACTTAAAAATGTAGAAGTAACAATCTTTGATGTTGAAACATCCTATCCGATTGGATATCAACAATTAGAGTCAGTGCTAAAAGATGAGTTTGGTATTGCAGGAGATCACATCAGAGTCAAGCATCCAACTGATCCAACTGAAATAAAGCCAGAAGAAAAAGAATACGAACCTAAACTTACTGATGCTGAATACAAAGATGACACAGCAGAAGATGATCCTTTATATGGTGACGAATACAATATGACCATGTTTAAGGAACTAATGAAACTAAGACAAGACGATGGCAAAGACGAGCGCGGTGGCAAAGTAATTACACCAGAAGAAGACAAACCAAAAGATGTATTCCACAAAGGATTTGAACTTAAACAGTCAGATGGTTATTCTGGATCATCACTTACAAATATCTCAAAATAACACACTGTAAATACAGTTATGGGACAAAGTTTACAAGGCAATCTCACCAAAAAGGCACATGCTAAAGTAAAATTTACTGATCAAGAAATACGTGAATTAAACAAATGCATGGATCCTAAAAATGGCCCATTGTATTTTATGGGACAGTATTCAATGATACAACATCCAACAAAAGGATCAATGAAGTTCGAAATGTATGAGTATCAAAGAAATCTAGTAAAAACTTATCATGAGAACAGATTTGCAATTGCTATGTTGCCAAGACAAACTGGCAAGACCACTTGTGCGGCAGCTTATCTTATATGGTATGCAATGTTTGTGCCAGACTCCCAAATACTGATTGCGGCACATAAATTTACAGGTGCACAAGACATCATGAATAGAGTGAGATTTGTGTATGAAAACTTGCCCGACTTCCTAAGAGCAGGGGCTTATTCATACAACAGAAACACTTTAGAGTTTGATAATGGATCCAGGATAAAAGCAACCACCACAACAGAAAACACAGGCAGAGGTATGTCTCTGTCTGTAATTTATTGTGACGAGTTTGCATTTGTACAACCGCCTTCTAAAGCATCAGAATTTTGGACCTCTCTTGCTCCAACACTTTCAACTGGTGGAAAATGTATTATAACATCCACTCCCAACTCTGATGAAGATCAGTTTGCATTAATATGGAAAGAAGCAAACAAACGTTTAGATGAATATGGCAATGAACAGCCAGTAGGCAAAAATGGATTTGCGGCTTTTAGAGCATCATGGCGGGAACATCCGGAACGTACAGATAAATGGGCAAAAGAGGAAAGAGCACGTATAGGAGAAGAACGTTTTAGACGTGAACACGACTGTGAATTTTTGATATATGATGAAACATTGATAAAAGCAACAAAACTTATTGACCTCGAGGGACAAGAACCAATAGAAAGACACGGTCACGTGAGGTGGTACAAAAATGTAGAAAAAAATAAAGCATATATTGTATCGCTTGATCCATCTTTAGGGACTGGAGGAGACTATGGTGCCATCCAAGTATATGAGTTGCCTAACATGGCCCAAGTTGCTGAATGGCAACATAATTCTACTCCGATACAAGGACAGATAAGATTGCTTAAACAAATTATAGAAAAACTTGCAGAAGATCTGCGTGCCAAAGGCATAAGCAATCCAGAAATATATTATTCAATAGAAAACAACACCATTGGCGAGGCTGGCCTAGTAGCTATTTCAGACATTGGGGAAGAAAACATTCCAGGACAATTTTTATCAGAGACTATCAAAAAAGGTCATGTGCGTAGATTTAGAAAAGGATATAACACCACACACAACAGTAAAATGTCTGCTTGTGCAAAATTCAAACAAATGCTTGAAAACGACACCATGATAATCAAGTCAAAAAATTTAGTCTCAGAACTTAAAAATTTTGTTGCATCGGGTAATTCATTTAAAGCAAAACCAGGTGAACATGATGATCTTGTGATGTCAACACTACTAGCTGTGCGTATGGCATCAACTATATCGGCATGGGATCAACAACTGTTCGACAGATTGCGTGATAGTGATGAAGAATTGGTTTTGCCTATGCCTATAATAATGTCATAAATACTGCAATGGACTTGAACTTAGTTGCCCAAGATTTGTTCGATGAACTCAAATCAAGATATGCACATCTTACATTAGGTGATGACACAGCACAAACCACTACTGATCCACAACTAGCAAGGTTTTTTAAGTTTGACTGGAACAACAATCCTGTTTCTATTGCAATAGATGAAGAAAACTTAAGACTTGTGTACAATAGGGATCTTGCTGATTCTTTGGAAGAACAAGATCAACAAAACTGGTACCAATTTGCAAGGGCAATGAGAGAATTTGCTATCACACACAATTTAGGATTCAAGCCGCAAGACATTGAAAAATTAGACCTTGAACAAGGTGACTTTGAATTCTTATCTCAAGTAAATACAGTACAGGAAAACAAAATGCACGGTACAACAAGAACATCATATAGACCATTAGACAAAACGAAAATGATTATCAGACACTCCAAAGCTGTAGATGAAGCAGTCCCTGGGGCAAGGTCAAGAAACATCAAAGCAATTTTTATCGAAAATAACCAGGGCGAAAGATTTAGATTTCCTTACAATTATTTGAATGGCGCTAGAGCTATGCAGATGCACGTTGCCAAAGGTGGCAATCCTTATGATGCAGTTGGCGAATCAATTTGTAGACAGGTACAAGAAATAGCCACTATGAGAAAATTTACAAAATATGCTCAACGTAATCACATGATAGACGAAAGTACACAATCCTATATAGATGCCGCCAACATTAAAATATACGATTCCAAAAAATTATTAGGCAGACTGCAAAGTCAACACACATATGAAAATGCAGTACAAGAACTACAAAATGCTGTTCAAGAAAACACACAAGATACAATTGACGGACTTGTAAAAACATTCACCAAAGAAACATTTGACGAAGATCTAGTTGATGCATTTAAAATTTTACCTGTCAATGAACTTAAACCTTCAGATGACGATGCCGATACAAAAACAAGGAGTGATATCATGACACAAGGATCCACAGCATCAAGGTATGCACAATATGTGGACAATTATGTCAAAAATCCAAACTCTAAACTAATATTAAGAAAAGATGATTCATATGACGCCCTACAAAACAATTTAAGATCACAGCAGAAAGATGTTGACCTAAAACTTATGACAATATTAAGAGACATTGCAACAAGATTCTTATCCGCTGAACCACAAGATGATGCAATTGTTAATTTTGCATCTGATATGGAATCCCAACTGTCTGCGTCAGGAGAACTATTTGCAAAACCAAATCAGGAAATCAAAGCACTGAGAGGCACAGCAATAAAGTTGGCCAACAAATATTTGCAAGACATGAAAAGAATTAAAACTGATGACAAGTATAAAGATGAAGTAAGAAAGTCACCAGAAGATATCAAAGCATACAAAGATATCAAAGGAAAAACTGTAGACAAAGGCAAATTAGGAAAATTCTATAAAAGAAAATACCAAGGCGAAACAGCGGATCTAGAACATTGGATGGACGCACAAATAGCCGAAATGGATAATGTACTAGACCCAGTTGATTATGAACAATCCGACTACCAAGACGCCTTTACAAAATAATTCTTGACAAAAGAATAACGATGCGTATATAATATGCATTACAGTGATACACACTAGGCAAAACAAAGGAGGCTTACATTATGGCAACACTGGCAGATATAAGAGCCAAACTCCAGGCTCAAAGTTCTAAACCATCCGGTGAAGGACAAATTGGAGACAACGCAATATATCCACATTGGAATATTCCCGAAAATTCAGAAGCAGTACTTAGGTTTTTACCCGATGGTGATCCTAACAACACATTCTTTTGGACTGAAAGAGCAATGATCAAACTGCCTTTCAATTCAGTGAAAGGTGATGCATCATCAGGTCCAGTACAAGTGCAAGTACCATGCATGGAAATGTATGGTGATGCATGTTCAATACTTGCAGAAGTAAGACAATGGTTCAAAGACAAATCATTGGAAGACTTAGGTAGAAAATATTGGAAAAAGCGTTCATACGTTTTCCAAGGATTTGTGACTACATCGCCACTGCAAGAAGATGCTCCAGAGAATCCTATTCGCAGATTTATTATTGGTCCGCAGATTTTTAATATTATAAAGTCAGCATTGATGGATCCGGAGATGGAGGATCTGCCAACAGACTACACAAGAGGTGTTGACTTTAGAATCAACAAAACTACAAAAGGTGGTTATGCTGACTATTCCACATCCAAGTGGTCAAGAAAAACAACTCCACTATCAGAAGAACAACACAAGGCAATTGAAACACATGGTTTACACAATCTTGGTGACTTCTTGCCTAAAAAGCCTGGCGAAGTTGAAATCAAGGTGATGGAAGAAATGTTCAGAGCATCAGTGGATGGTGAGCCCTATGACGCAGAAAAGTATTCACAATACTTTAGGCCTGCAGGACTTAGAGCGCCAATGACAGGCAGTGGCACAACAGCTCAACCACAACCTGCTCCAGCAGTAAAAGTTGAAACTGCTGAGCCAACTGTGTCTGCGACACCCGAGCCTACTCCTGCTCCACAACCAGAACAACCTGCAGAACAACCTGCCACAACAAATGGGAGTAATTCAAAAGCAGAAGACATCCTGGCAATGATCAGAGCAAGACAACAAAAATAATCACTTGAAACTTATTTTTGCTAGAACTAAAGACACACTGTCTTTTACACCTTCTAAAGTTGCTGAATATTACATTCAGCAACTTGGTGAACATAATAAATTCCACAGCAATATGAAAAAAGTTATTCCAATTGATAGGCTGTCTGATGTTATCATACATATAAATCATTTTTTCCAAGAAAAATTGAAAATAGATATTTTCAATACCTACATCAATTGTGATTGGACACAAACTAGACTTAATGATTGCCATCGCGATTGGGTAAAAATACAACAAACATATCCTATTATTCCATTACTCCAGAAAGTCAAACCAGAATTAGTTGAATCTTTTCGTTCTATAAATTCGTTGATACATGATATAGAATATTCATATGAATTTGATTATTGTAACTACACAACCGATGTGTGGAGTTGTAAAAATAAATTTGATACTTCTATTACAACATTTGATAGGCATCAGATTAGCATACAGTACAGCAATTTAGGGCGATCATTGTTTAACAAATGGTTTAATAGTGATGACAACATTGAAGATTCTGATACAAACAATTTTGATAACCTTAGTGGGGACATTCGTATTACTTTGAGACGACCTTTTTCTGTGCAACCATTTGTTGAGTACGTAAATTGGTGTAAACAGAAAAATGTTTCAATTATTGGTGCACACATAAACATTGGCAACTTTGATACTGATTTGGACACGCTACAAAAAATTTGGCAAAACAATGTAAATGGCAATTTTTATTTTGAAATATAATTTTGCATTGACAAACTACTGTTTTGAATATAAAGTATAATAAAGGAGCAACATGGTCAAACCATTTGATGTAACAAAATTTAGAAAGTCCATTACAAAATCTATAGATGGACTTGGCATTGGATTTAATGATCCTACAGATTGGATATCCACAGGCAATCATGCACTGAATTATTTGATATCCGGAGACTTTTACAAAGGCATTCCACTAGGCAAAGTCACAGTATTTGCAGGCGAATCAGGATCTGGCAAATCTTACATTTGTTCAGGAAACATAATTAGGGAAGCACAAAAACAGAATATATTTGTGATACTTGTGGATTCGGAAAATGCACTTGATGAGGCGTGGCTAAGAGCTGTGGGTGTAGATACTTCAGAGGACAAATTACTAAGACTTGGCATGAGCATGATAGATGATGTTGCTAAAACTATATCTAACTTTGTTAAAGAATACAAAACTGATTATGGCGACAAGGAGCCAACAGACAGACCAAAAGTATTATTTGTTTTAGACTCTTTGGGCATGATGATGACTCCTACTGATGTTGATCAGTTCAACAAAGGTGACATGAAGGGCGACCTGGGCAGAAAGCCTAAGGCCTTAACAGCACTTGTAAGAAATTGTGTAAACATGTTCGGCAGTCTGAATGTTGGCATGGTAGCAACCAATCATACATATGCATCGCAAGACATGTTTGATCCAGATGATAAAATTAGTGGCGGACAAGGCTTTGTGTATGCATCAAGTATTGTGGTTGCAATGAAAAAATTAAAACTTAAAGAAGACGAAGCAGGCAACAAAATAACTGATGTAAGGGGTATCCGAGCCGCATGTAAAGTAATGAAGACAAGATTTGCCAAGCCATTTGAAGGAGTACAAATCAAGATTCCATATGAAACAGGCATGGATCCATATTCAGGTCTTTTAGATTTATTTGAGAAGAAAGGCCTTATTACACAGCAAGGCAATCGTTTGAAATATATAACAGCAACTGGAAACGAGATACTTGACTATAGAAAAGCATGGGGCAAGGACAACTTAGAAATTGTTATGCAAGAGGTAAGTAATCAGGTTGCATTAGATGAACATGCGACACCAGAAATAAATTTAGAGGAAGAAGAAGCAATACAAAACATAGACAATGGAGACACAGATGCTAGTTGATGTTTGGGGTTTGATGAAATCATACGTATCAGCCAAGGATCGATCCATTGTTGCTGAAAAATTTGTTGGAATTGCAATGGACAATGGCATTGATGATGAAAGTCTTAGGGAACTAATTGGGCATGATGATGCTCTAGATGATGCAATACGTTATAATCTTGACATCGAAGAAGATGAAGAAGATTATGAAGACGCATGAATTGGTTCTCAATCGTAACACAAGACGTAACTAAGATACCCGATGCTATCGGGCATTATGAACTAGAATTAGAAAAAGCATCCTTAGAAGTCAAACTACATGGAAACATCGAAAAACAATCTGCATCTATGCCTGGAGTTGTTGAATCACGCTTTCGACAACTACAAGAAATAGAAGGTATTCTAAAACACTTAGAAATACAAGCACGAAGACTCAAAACCAAACACTATAAGAAATACTTAGAAAACTATCAGCGGGCACTCACTTCAAGAGACGCAGAAAAATATGCTGAAGGCGAAGATGAAGTATGTGATTATGAGGCTTTGGTAAATGAATGGGCTTTGCTACGCAACAAGTGGCTGGGTGTAATCAAAGCACTTGATCAAAAACAATGGCACATCACCAACATAGTAAAATTAAGAGTTGCTGGCATGGAAGATGCCAATCTATAATATTTCATTCTACTAATCCTAAGAATCAACAGTGTGTTTTATGCAGGCCTCCTGTAACTTATTAACACTGTATTTTATGATATTTTAGTAATAAATTAATGTAGGAGAAATAGGATCAACATGAAAAAAATAATTCAATATTTTAAGAACATTAGAAGTCTTAGTCAGTCGCCTTTTCCAAAAATGAAAGGTTACAAATAATGAAAAAAATATTAAGGTTAATATCATCATTTACAAAGTTAACCATACTAGGCCAAAAGAAAAACGTTAAGGAAGCATTCAAATATGTCAACTAAAACAAAATTAGGCGAATGGGTATATTCACATGGGATTTGGCATCCTGTGTACAAATGGTAGGAAAGGAGAAACAGTGTATAAAGTATTTGGAAGTACTTCGAGAAGTCTTAATCAGTTCGCTAATTTTATTAATCGTATTTTTGGTCGTAACGACGAGAACTTTATCGACTTTTGCAGAATCGAATACGGCAACGATTGGCAGTGGGCGTATTCTACATTCAAAAGGGAAGGAAGATTCCCTAACAGTATCGATAGAAAGGCCGCTTAGTGGCGGAAATTAACATTTGGTTTTTTATAGTAACTGCATTAATTTTAGTAATAGGAAATATAATATTAATGCTTAAAATTATTCCATCCAACAATGAAGACAAAGCACGTTGGGCCTGGATGAAGGGCGAAGGCCCAGACCCATATAAGGAGAAACATAAAGATGAGTAAAATAAAGCACAACATACTAACACAAACAAAGGCATCTTCAAGTTTTAGGTTTTCGCCTTTGAATACAAATAAAATTGTTTTTGCAGGACATAGCAGACCTGTGAACATGAGTAAGAGATACAAATAAATGAAAATTATTAGAAAAATTTTAAACAGCTTCCGTGTACAATCTAAACAGGAATGGATTGAGGAATATCTTTCCAAGTCTGTGGATAGATATGATTTAGAAGCACGTCAACTTGAACTGACTAGAAAAGGCATTTACTAAATATTTTTAAATGAACACAGCAGTATTTCTAATTGGCTTTTTGTGTTTAGGCCTTCCAGGCGCAGAAAAATGCCACAACATTGCATCTAAATATTTGTATATCACCATGGAAGACTGTGTGATAGCCAAAAACAATATCGAATATGAATTAAAGGATCTAGATGGTCTTGCACTTCAATGTATTCCAAGCGATCTTGTTGAAAACTATACAAATTACAGACCAAACGTAGTAGATCCTAACACACAATAATGCCAACAAGTTTTGGTGATTATCTAATGCTTATCTTCATGTTGTTGGCCCTTCTCATGGTTGTAATTGGCATAATCGCAATGGCATTGAATAACAATTTTTATAAAACAAACAGTAACAAACTTATGCGAATGAGAGTGTTGTTTCAAGGTATTACACTTATTTTACTTGCAATTGTTGTTTGGGTATCTACTTAAATATTTGTTATAATATATTCGATTATATAAGGAGAATAATTATGTCATGGATTACAGATAGACTAAAGGAAAAAGCATCACATGGTGGATTAGGATTAGTTGCAGTAGGACTTATCATACTATTTTTAGGTAGCTGGGTAAACATAGCCGCTTATGCCGCCATATCTTACGGTGCATATCAAATCATTACTAAAGGATAAAACCATGGGGGTGTATACGCCCCCAAATACCAATCATTTCATTGCAAATTTCTAACTTTTTTGTTAAAATAGAGTATCTAATTAATTAGAGGAGAACAAATATGTTAGACAAACTGTTTGGCCTATCAAAGGCCGGAACTTCTGTCAAGACTGAGATTATGGCAGGTGTAGCTACATTTTTAACAATGGCATACATCACTGTGGTTAATCCAGCAATACTTTCAACAGAAGGCACTGGCATGGCATTTGGAGCTGTATTTACAGCAACAATTATTGCCGCCGTGATAGGTACATTAATAATGGGACTATGGGCAAAGTGGCCTGTGGCTCTAGCACCCGGAATGGGACTGAATGCATTTTTTACATTTGGTGTAATTTTTGGCATGGGATACACATACAGTCAGGCGTTGGCAGCTGTGTTTGTAGCAGGACTTGTGTTCTTGTTGCTATCAGTAACTCCAGCAAGACGATATATTATTAACTCGATCCCACGTTCAATGAAACTTGGCATAGGTGCAGGCATCGGGTTGTTTCTTGCAATCATAGGCTTTAAAAATGCCGGCATTGTTGTAGATAATCCAGCCACACTTGTAGGTTTAGGTGACATTTCATCTTGGCCTGTCTTGCTTGCAGGATTAGGTTTTGCAATTATGGCAATACTTGATAAAAGGAAAATCCCAGGAGCAATAATCATTGGAATCCTTGCAGTAAGCATTCTTGCATGGATATTTGGCGTGGCTGATATATCAGGAGTTGTTGGGGCAGTCCCTTCACCAGCCCATGCTTTTTCACTGGACTTTTCATTGTTAGCAACAGCGGGCTTTATAGGCACTGCATTTGCATTCCTGTTTGTTGACTTTTTTGACACAGCAGGAACACTAACTTCTGTGGCAAATCTTACTGGTAAAGTTAACAAAAAAACAGGCGAAGTGGAAGGCATCGATAGAGCATTACTGGCTGATTCGACAGCAACCACTGTTGGTGCGTTGATGGGAACATCCAACACAACCTCATATATCGAATCAGGTGCAGGCATCAAAGAAGGAGGCAAAACAGGACTAACTGCTGTTACTGTTGCAGTGCTATTTTTAGCATGCCTAATTTTTGCTCCATTGGCACAAAGCATTCCAGCTTTTGCAACTGGCCCTGCATTGGTATTCATTGCGACATACTTCCTCAGAAATCTTAAAGACATAGACTGGGAAGATGTATCAGAATATGCACCTGCTGTGTTAGCTGCCATCATTATGCCATTGACATTCTCGATTGCATACGGAATTGCACTAGGATTTATAGCACACGTTCTGATCAAAGCACTTAGTGGTCGAGCAACAGATCTAAATATGGGATCAATTGCAATCGCGGCAGTAAGTGTTCTATACTTTATAGCGGCATAAATTAATTCTAAGGGGGTGTTTATGCACCCCTTTACACACAAAATATTGACATCATAGCATCTCTGCTATATACTCACAACAATGAACGATAACACAAAAGACAAACCAACAATAGTGATCGAAGACGATGGCTATTGTGATTAACATGCTGGTGTAGCTCAGTTGGTAGAGCAGTTGATTTGTAATCATCAGGTCACCAGTTCGAATCCGGTCACCAGCACCATTGGGGGATTAGCTCAGTTGGGAGAGCGCCTCGTTTGCAACGAGGAGGTCGCAGGTTCGACCCCTGTATCCTCCACCAAAAGGAGATAAAATG